TTTAAGAATATTAAATCCAAAAAAATTATTTGGACAAGATTTAAAAGTTAAATTTAGAACTATTTCTCGTGGCCCATTTATGAAAACCGATACGAGTAAAAAAGTAAACGAACAAAAAGAAGTTAAAAAAATTGTAGCAGTTTATCCAGGTAGATTTCAACCACTTGGACCACATCATAAAAAAGTTTACGACGCATTATCAAGACAATTTGATGAAGTTTACATTACAACATCAGCAATACAACAAATGCCACGACACCCATTAAGTTTTCAAGAAAAGAAAAAACATATGATAAAAATGGGAATACCAAGTAATCGTATCGTTCAAGAAAAAAGTCCATATGTCGCAATCAATTTAGTAAAGAAACTTTCCAAAGATACAGCAGTAGTTTATGCGGTTGGACAAAAAGACAGACAACGAATTCCAACAGGTAAAAAGAAATCAGGTGGATTAACTTATTTTCAAGACTTAAAGAAAAATATAAAAAATCTAAAAGGACACGAAGAACACGGGTATGTTTTTATAGCACCACACCAAAAAGTAAGTGGTATATCAAGTGGAACAGAAATTCGTAATCTATTAGGTAGTCCTAAGTTTGATGAAAAGAAAAGAGAACAAATATTCAAAAAAACATTTGGATACTTTGATAAAAAAACTTATGAATTGATGACATCAAGATTTGGTAAGTTATTTGAATTTTATCAACAACCACAGGTAAAAAAAATTATAAAAGAAGTTAGTGGTTTTGGAACAAGTATAAACGCAAGTGATATGTCCGACGAAGGTATGTATGATTTCTTTGGTTCATTAGATGATTACTTTAGAGTATCACCGGAACACGCAGAAATATTAGGTTGGGAAGTTATAGGTTTTCCAATCAATGATACGGACCATATGGCATTTACCATTATGGCAGATGATTATGAAAAGGATAGAGCAAAAACGGTAACTTATGGTAAAACAATTAACCAAGATAGAAAAAATACAGATAGTGTAAGTAATCCATTTCCAAAGTATAAAAAGAAAATGAAAAAGAATTTAGATTCATTGGGTTGGGAAATAGTTAAGTTCTTCGGTGAGAAGAAATTTAAGAACTGGAAAGGTTGGGAAGATTCACCAACTATCGACAAAAAAGATGTTGATAGGGGTATTACACACATTAAGAAGATTCAAGAGTCATTTATGGAAGATGTCAACTTATTAATAGAGGGTGGAGCGTATGGACATATGAATCATCCATTTGATGATAATAATTTGACGTTTTCAGATTTGAAGAACATAGTTATTATAGGGTTAAGTGGACAGCTGAATCGTGAAGATAAAGTGTCTGAAAAGCTTGACGGACAAAACCTAATGGTAAGTTGGGTTGACGGAAAGTTAAAAGCAGCCCGAAACAAAGGTCATCTGAAAAATGGTGGTAAAACTGCACCAACAACTTCTGGAATAGCAAGTATGTTTGCCGGTAGAGGTAATGTTAAAAAAGCATTTGTAGGTGCGATGAGAGATTTAGAAAAATCAATAGGTTCTTTATCAGACGCACAAAAGAAAAAGATTTTTGGTAATGGAACTAAATGGATGAATTTAGAGGTTATATATCCACAAACAGCAAATATTATTGACTATGATGTCGCAGAGATTGTGTTTCACGGAACCACAGAATATGATAGCACAGGTAGAGCAAAAGGATACTCAAAAGAATCAGCTCGTATGTTACAAGGTATGATACAACAAATAAATCAAAATATACAAAAAATATTTAAAATTAGTAGACCTAACTTTTTAAAGATGAGTAAAGTTCAAAACTATGGAACAAAGAAAAGTTCTTTCTTGGGTAGATTAAATAAATTACAAGGACAATATGGATTGAAAGATACTGATAAATTAGGTATGTATCATCAGTCATTTTGGCAAGAATATATTTTTAACGCAGCAAAACAATTCAATACATCTATAACCCAAAGTGAATTAGTAAACTTAACTAATCGTTGGGCATTTTTTGATAAGTCATATAGTATAGGACAAATTAAAAAAGACTTCAAAGATAGTCCAGAATTTATTGATTGGATATTAAAGACTGATAAACTTGACCATAACAAAATGTTCAAACAAAACATTAAACCATTTGAGATATTATTCTTTCAAGTCGGAGCAGAAATATTAAAAAATATGTCAGGGTTTTTAGCAGTATCACCAGACAAAGCAGTTCAAAAAATTAGACAAGATGTGGTAAAAGCATTAAGAGATTTACAAAAACCAGACAATGTTAGTAAATTAGAAAAATTAAAGATACAAATAGAGAAATTAGAAGCTATTGGTGGTTCAAGTGCAATCGTTCCAAGTGAGGGATTGGTATTTAAATACAAAGGTAATATATACAAATTCACAGGAGCATTTGCACCAGTCAATCAAATATTAGGTAGTTTAAAATTTTAAGGAGTTATAATGGCAGGATATAGTAAAGAAGCAGAAAGACAGAATAAAGCATTAAAAGATTTAATGACCACAGGTAAAACTGAAAAGGACTATGTTCAAGTAGGATACGAGGGTGAAAAAGAAAACCTTGGTGGAAAGACCAGAGAGTCAGAACTAAGTAAAGTAATGCAAGGTGTTAGGATGCCTTGGTTTTGTCCTAATTGTAAAAAGGCAATGAAGAAAAAACTTGATGATAAGTTTTGGAGAATGATGGGACATTGCTTTGATTGTCAAGTAGATTTTGAAAATAAACTTAGAGTTAAAGGTAAGTTTGATGATTGGGCACAACAGAAAATGTTAGAAAACCAAAAATCACAATTAAAAGATTTAGAACAAAGTTTAGATGACTTTGAAAAAACAGGTGGTAAAAAAACTTGGTATAACAATGTAGGTGTAAATACACCAGAACTCGAAAAGGACAAATGGGAAATGGACGAGGAAGCATTTAATAAAACTATTAAGGAAGCAAAAGATTTTATACGAGAAAAAAGAGAAGTCGTAGAAAAAGCAGAACAACAACTAACGGGAGCACAATAATGGGAATTATTAACGCAATACTAAACCTATTCTTTGGTGGAAACAAAAAACAAGAAGTCAAAGAACTTGATAAAGCTATCAAAGTTAAAGACAACGAAGTTAAAGAACTTGAAAAAGAAGTAAAAGTTCTTGAGTCAAAGAAGAAAGTTAACAAAAAAGAAGTAGCTAAATTAAAAAGAAAAGTAACCACTACTAAAAAACAACTTGAGAAAGCATCAGAAGCAGTCAAAGAAGACAATGCAGATGACGCAGTAAAATTTCTTAAGAAGTTTTCAAAGTAGTATATATTTATATATATGAGATATATTATATACATATTATTACTTGGGGGATTATTCGCTCAAGAAGTTGATACAACTAAAACCTATACCTTTACAGAGGAAGAAGTTTTAGGATTCACCAACACTATTATGGAATTAGAACTAAAAGATAGTTTGAATGTTTCCTTAGTAGGAGATTTGGAATCACAATTACAACTCTTTGAAGAAAACTCTGCAATAGATTCTATGTTGATTGCTAATAAAACTCTACAAATTAATCTACTAAAAGACACTAATGAACTACTTGAACAAAAAGTAAAACTTGTCAGACCTAAATGGTATGAAAATAAATGGTTATACTTTACATATGGAGTAGTGTTGACTGCTACATCAGTTAAATTAGCAGGTCAAATAGTAGACTAATGGCAGAACAAATAAAAGAAGTAATCAAACAAGAATATGTCAAGTCTGCACAAGACCCGGCATATTTTATGAAAAAGTATTGTATGATACAACACCCGATACGAGGAAAGATTCCTTTCGAATTATATGATTTCCAAGAGAAGTCAGTTCGTGAGTTTAATGACAATAGGTTTAATATTATTCTAAAAGCTCGTCAGTTAGGAATATCAACATTAACAGCAGGATATGCATTGTGGATGATGACTTTTCATCAGGATAAAAATGTTTTGGTAATTGCAACCAAACAAGAAGTAGCAAAAAACTTGGTAACGAAAGTTCGTGTTATGCACGCAAATTTACCGAGTTGGTTGAAACAAAGATGTGTTGAGGATAACAAATTGAATCTACGATATATGAATGGTTCACAGATTAAAGCAGTATCATCAGGTCCAGAAGCAGCTCGTTCAGAAGCTCTATCATTATTGATATTAGATGAGGCGGCATTCATTGATAAGATTGATGATATATGGACAGCAGCACAATCTACATTGACTACTGGTGGTAGTTGTATTGCATTGTCAACACCAAATGGAGTTGGTAATTGGTTTCATAAACAATGGGTAGATGCGGAAGACGCTCGTGGTATGTTTAATCCAATCAAATTACATTGGACGGTTCATCCAGATAGAGGACAAGAGTGGAGAGATGAACAAGATACTTTATTGGGTCCAAGTGGAGCTACACAGGAATGTGATTGTGACTTCTTGACATCTGGAACAGGTGTAATTGACGCTATGTTGTTAGAAGAATTAAGAAAATCATATTGTATTGAACCAGTAGAGAAACGAGGTATCGATAGTAATATGTGGGTTTGGGAACAACCAAACTACAATAAAGATTATATTGTATGTGCAGATGTTGGTCGTGGAGATAGTGCAGACTATTCTGCTTTTCACGTCATAGAGTTAGAAAGTTTAACTCAAGTGGCAGAATACAAAGGTCGTGTAAATACAAAAGATTTTGGAAATATGTTGGTTAGTGTAGCAACAGAATATAATGACGCTCTACTTATAGTAGAGAACAATAATATTGGTTGGGCAACAATCCAACAAGTGATAGATAGGGATTACCCTAATCTATTTTATACAAGTAAAGACTTACAATATGTTGATGTACAACATCAAGTAACGAATAAACATTATCGTGAAGAAAGGAAAATGGTTGCTGGTTTTTCAACGACTTCTAAGACCAGACCACTAATTATTAGTAAGTTAGAAGAATTTTTTAGAGAGAAAAGTGTAGTGGTTCGTAGTAATCGTTTGATTGATGAACTACAAACTTTTGTTTATATAAATAATAGAGCGGAAGCAATGCGAGGATACAATGATGACCTTGTAATGTCTTTTGCAATTGGACTTTGGGTTCGTGATACAGCATTAAGACTACGAACACAGGGTGTTGAACTAACAAAGAAAACCCTATCCAAAATGATGGATAATGAGGGTTTATACACAAACGACGACGTTAATAAAAACGATAGTTGGGAGTGGGAAACAGGTAAAGAAAAAGAGTCATTAGACTGGCTCTTATAAAGTGAGGAAAAAATGGCAGATACAACATTATTTGGAAGACTAAGAAGATTATTTTCTACAAATGTTATCGTAAGAAATGTCGGTGGTAAAAAATTAAAGATAGCCGATACGGACCAAGTGCAAAAACAAGTTAAATCACATTTGGTTGATAGATATTCTAAATTGCATACCAATTTAGATTTAGTAGGAACAGGGTATTCAACCGTCCATCAAGTTATGGCGGCAAGATTAGCATTGTTTAAAGATTATGAATCAATGGATTCAGACCCAATCATTTCAAGTGCATTGGATATATATTCAGATGAGTCTACAATGAAAGGTCAATATGGACAAGTCATTGATGTTAAATCAGATAACGATAATATTAAAGAAATTTTAAATAATTTATTTTATGACATTATGAACATTGAGTTCAATCTATGGCCTTGGGTTCGTAATATGGTTAAGTATGGTGATTTCTTTTTACACTTAGATATTAATGAAAAATACGGAATTACAAATGTAGTCCCACTTTCACCTTATGAAGTCATAAGAGCAGAGGGAGAAGACCCAGAAAATCCTTACTACACTAAGTTCTACTTAGAAAGTATTGAAGGAGCACACCCTTACTTCGGACAAAAGACAAGTGGTCAGGGAAAAATAGAATTTGAAAACTTTCAAATCGCACACTTCAGATTAGCAAACGATAGTAACTTCTTACCTTACGGAAAATCTATGGTTGAATCTACGAGAAAGATTTGGAAACAATTAACACTTATGGAAGACGCTATGTTAATTCACAGAATTATGAGAGCACCTTCTAAACGAGTATTCAAAATTGATATAGGAAATATACCACCAGCAGAAGTTGATAACTATATGCAAAGAATCATCAATAAGATGAAGAAAACACCTATTATGGATGAAGCAACAGGTGAATATAATTTAAAATACAATATGCAAAACTTAACAGAAGACTTCTTTATGCCAGTTCGTGGTGGAGATAGTGGAACTGAAATCAACGAGTTGAGTGGTATTGATTATGATTCAACAGAAGACATTGAATATTTGAAAAACAAATTATTAGCATCACTAAGAGTTCCAAAAGCATTCTTAGGATTTGATGAAAATGTCGGTGGTAAAGCAACACTTGCAGCAGAAGATGTAAGATTTGCCAGAACCATAGAAAGAATACAAAGAATTATAGTATCAGAGTTAACAAAGATTGCAGTTGTTCACTTATATTCACAAGGATATACAGATGAAGACTTAGTAAACTTTGAATTAGAGTTAGCAAGTCCTTCAACAATGTATGAACAAGAGAAGATTGAATTGTTCGGACAGAAAGTTTCATTAGCTCGTGATATGATTCAAGATAAAATTTTACCTTATGAGTGGATTTATGATAATGTATTTAATTTCTCAGATAAACAAAAAGTAGAAATTGAAAATCAAATCATTGATGACCAAAAACAGAAATTCAGACACTCACAGATTGAAATGGAAGGTAATGACCCACAAGAAACTGGAGACGCAATTGGAACACCAAGTGATATGGCAGCCGTGGGAGTCGGACAAGATGACGCCCAAACACCACCGGACACCATAGCAGGTTCTATCTTTGACCCATTTCCAGATGAAGAAAAAGAAGATGAAAGACCAGAAGACCAACAAGGTGGTCGCCCACAAGAAATGAATAAACCATTCAAAGATAGTGGAGCAAGAGGTCGTGACCCATTAGGGAAACAGACAAAAAATCGTAGACCGCTAGCATTAGCACACTATGATGCCTTGAAGAAAACTATGGGTGTTAAAAAGTCAAAAGACATAATACAAGAAACTACCCAAGTAGATGAATTAGAAAAAGAATATAACGAATATAAAGAAGAAAAAGGTAAAGAATAAATACCGATTTCTTGAAAGTTTTATATTTATTATTGATAAAATACAGATAAATACTTTGGAGCTCAAATGTCTTATGTAAAACATAATAAGATAAAGAATACAGGTATTCTTTATGAACTTTTATCTCGTCAAATAACAGTTGATGTGATAAATGACACAAAAAGCCCTAAATCAGTTAAATTATTTAAAGAATTCTTTAATAAAAATACTGAATTGGGTAAAGAATACGAATTATATTCAATCTTATTGAATAAAAAATACAAAAACTTGACTCACGCATCTTCTTTAGTAGAAGCCGTAGTCAAAAGTCGTAGAAAATTGTCTAATCGTAGATTAGCAAACGAAAAATACAACCTAATCAAAACAATCAAAGAAAATTATGATATTAAAGATTTCTTTAATACAAGAATACCTAACTTTAAAGTTCAGGCATCAATCTATCGTGTTTTCCAAACAGAAGTAGGTAAAGAAGACTTTGGTCCAATCCAAAAAACTGATTCATCAATCACTATATCTGAACATATCACTCAATCTAAACAATCCAGAGTAAAAAAACAAAACTTGAGTGAGTATCAGGAACAAGATAAAGATTTAAGGTTGTTAAGCTATTCATTATTAGTTGATAAATTTAATTCTAAGTATAAATCTTTAAATGAAAATCAAAGAAACTTATTGAAACAATATATCAATAATGTATCTAATACGAATTCATTAAAAGAATTTATCGATATGGAAGTAGTAAAAATTAAAAAAACTTTAATCAAACTACTACCAAATGTAAATGATAAAATTACTAAGATTAAATTATCAGAAGCTATTGAATATACTGACACAGCTACAAAAGGAAAAATCGTGAAAGACAAACACGTGGTTGCATTGATGAGATACTATGAATTAATTAAGGAAATCAAAAATGTCCAAACACGACAAAATCGCTAAGCTAAAAGAATATATTAAAAGTCTTATAGTAAAGGAACTTGAAGAAGCATCAACAACAGCTTCAGCAGGTGCAGCTAATCCAATGGGGACTGGCATTTACTACGATACACCTTACGCATTCAGAAGTAAAAAGAAAAAAGATAAAGATAAAATGAAAAAGATTACTCGTGCCGGTGGATACAAACCAGTAAACGAAGGTTATGGTGAAATGATGGACGAACTTGAAAAAATATACAGACCATCAGGCGCACCACCAATCGCAAAACAAGCATTAAAAGATTTAGCAGACGAATATGATATCGGTAGAGTATTATATGCAGCGAGAACAAACGAGAAATCATTTATGGAAGTTATGGATATGAAAATAGACCAACTTCAATCTCAATATGTAAATAAAAAACATATCAATACTATCAAACGAGGTAAAAAATTAAAAGAAGTTACTGATAAAGAAATTACATCATTACAAAAACTCTATAAAGGTGCTTACGACCTTAGAAAAGGTTATATAAAAATTACGAGTATGGGTGATAAAGAACTTAGAGATAAAAAGTATAATAAAAATTATGAAGCTATTCTTAAACTTGAAACGGTATTGATGAATCTTATCAGAGAATTGATATCAAAGAAAAGGTTAGGTGAAGGTCTAAACGAAGGTCGTTATCACGATTGGAGAAACGACGAATCAATGACACCAAAACAAAAAGTTGGTCGTTCAATGAGAGAAATCAGAGACGCATTAAACGAATTAGACAAAACCGTAAAGATGAATCTTAAATTAAAAACAGAATTAAATATGAAATCAGAAGACTATTGGAAAAATACACACAAGGCATTGACCAAGATTTCAGAAAGATTAGTTAAAATGGCAAACAAAGTAGGAAATATGAAATGATAAAATTAAAATCACTATTAAATGAAGAGCAGCCATTTAGAGGTAGAATGACACCAGATATTGCAAGACAGATTATAAAAGCGATGGTAGCAAGAGGTAGTAAAGACAAAATGACTTACGATTTTGATTTAGTAGCAGCTGGTAGATTTACTGATGGTATGAGTAAAACATTTCAAATAACAGATATGTTAGTATCATTAGGTATTGATATGAGAGGTTCGGACGCCGTTTACTTAGACGGAACCGACATAGTTCACGGAGATAAAACTATTGGTAAGTGGAGAGGTATGTCAAAAGGAGATTTCTTCAAATTATTAAAGAAAAAAGGTTTAATTAGATTTTAAGGACAAATATGAAACAAGTAATAGTAGATTATATACCATTTAGCATTACACCGACTCAAATAAACGAGGCGATGAAAGAAAACAACGGAAAGTTGATTGTTAAAGGTGTATTACAAAGAGCAGAAGCAAAAAACCAAAACGGAAGAGTTTATCCAAGAGAGATATTGGTTCGTGAATCTAAAAAGTATGATGAGAATTTTGTAAAACAAAATAGAGCTCTTGGTGAATTAGACCACCCAGATAGTTCAGTTGTTAATTTAGCAAATGTATCTCACAACATTACAGAAATGCACTTTGAGGGTGACAATTTAGTTGGAACTTGTGAAATCTTAACAACACCAAGTGGTAATATATTAAAAGAATTATTTAAGAATGGAATTAAATTAGGAATTAGTTCACGAGGATTAGGTAGTGTTGAAATGGTTCAAGAAGCTAATGGAGACCAAGTATCAAAAGTAGGTGATGACTTTGAGTTAATCGCATTTGACTTTGTATCAAATCCATCAACACACGGAGCATTTTTGCACCCAATGAATGAATCAGTAGAACCACAACAAGGTAGAACTTGTGGTGAGTATTGTAGAGCAGAAGACATAATTAACCATATCATTAGGGGTGAATAATGGATTTAAGAGAATTATCAAAAATCACAACACGATACACTAATCGTATAGATGAGATAGTCAGAATGAAAGGAGCAAACAATAAACTTATAAAAGTTCCAGATTCTTATTCAAAAAAGTTAGGTTTGTTTGCACATAAATTTTACAAAACATCAGGTATGGGTGGAGATTTAACTTCTGGTGTTGAGTTTGGATACAGAAGGTATCATAAACTACCACCAAATGATGAATTTAGTGGCTCAGTAATTTTAAAAAGAGACTCAATGGACATTAAGAAAAAGGATATAAATTTAGTAATGAAAAATTTAAAAAGTGTTGCTAAACAAAATGGTATTAATTTATACATTATGAAGTATGTTCCAGACAGAAATGAACCATTTATTGAATTTAAAATGAGAGAAAGTTAATGCCAGCTTTGTCTAAAAAGCAACAAAAATTTATGGGGATTGTAAGGTCAATCCAAAAAGGTGAACAACCTGCGTCCAAGTTTTCAAAAGACGCACAAGATGTAGCCAAAGATATGAAAAAGAAAGATGTGAAAAAGTTCGCATCAACTAAACACAAAGGACTACCAATGAAAAAAGAGATATTGGGTAAACTCAAAGAAATGATTAGACGAGAGTTATCTGAATACACTTATGGTGTAGGTGATGTCGTTAAAGACGATAACCCTACTTGTCCACATTATGGCGCTCAAGGTAAAGTGAAATCAGTAAATCCTAAAAGTGTTGTGTTTGTCGTAACGAACAAAGGTGATAACTTTGAACCAGGTCAAGAATTAGAAAAATCACACGACCAAATGAAAAAGATAGGTGAATCAATAAATGTAGACATTGGTTCTGGTAATGTTTCAGCAGTCCAAAAGGGTGATGATAGAAGAAAGAAAATAGCAACTTCTGGTGGAGATTCTAAAATAGTAAAAGAAATGTCAGCAAAAACTAAAAAGATTATCAACAAATTAGGTAAGAAAGAAAAAGAAATGTTTATGGATATGGTTGATATGATGGGATTTGACCAGGTAATGGCAGATTACAAAAGAGACAAGAAAGCATTCAAACAAGCATTAAAAGATATGAGTGAAGGTGTAATTCAAGAAAAGTTTTCAGTTAAATCAACAAAAGATTATATTAATAATCTTGACCAAGCAATTAATTTAATTGTTAGACAGGCAAATAATTTGAAAGGTCCATTAGCAAAACACCCAATTAAAAGAAATGTAAATAAATTAAAAGCAGTTCAAACAATGTTGAAGAAAGGATTTGCACCTGCACTATATGCATACGAAAAAGAATATTCAACTACGAATAGTTATAAAGCAATTGATTTAACAATGTTAAAAAAGAAACTACAAGACGGAAAGTTTAAAAGTGCAGTTGAATATAGTTTAATGCCAGCAATCGATACTCGTGGTTATGATAGTAATTCATTTTATTATATTAAAGATAAAAAAGAAGACAAACTTAGAGAAAGACTTGTTGATGTTTTGAGAGATTTAGTTAACAAAATGGACAAAGCACAATTGGAATCAGTTGAAGAAGGTTTTGGTGGTGAACTAAATGAAAAAGATAAGAAAAAATTTGAAAAGGAAAGAGTAGAAAATGCCGAAGTATTGGGTTATGAACTAACAGGTATCAAAGATGTTAATGAAAACATCAATGAAAACAAAGTATATAAGGTAGGTGATACCATTAGTTTACTTTCTTTTGATAGAAGACATAGAGGTAAAGCAAAAGTAAAAAGTGTTTCAAAATCAAGAGCTAACAAATTTGGTATAAAAAATCATTACATTACAAACAAAGGAACATTTACCGATATGGAAGTTGAGGGAACAGAAGCATACAAATTAAGATTTAAAGGTGATACTGAAAAGAAAGTTACAAAAGCTATGAATTCACCATACGGAGTAGTATTACCCGAAGAAATAAATGAAGACGGACACACAGACGTCGCATCATCAAAAAGAAAAGTAATGATTATGGTTCAAGATTCAAATAAACTATTGAATAAATTAAATGGAATGAACAAAGAAGATTCATTACCAAGTTGGTGGACAGATAAGATTACTTTATCACAGAATTATCTACAAAAAGCAACCAATTATTTACTAAATCCAACTGAATCAGTAAATGAAGCAAGTGTATCACAAGTTCGTTCAACCATATCAAGAGTTAAAAAACAACT